GCACGAATTACCCACATGGGGCATGTGCCAGAAGGAACCATTACCTTATTTTAGCTGTTGCCAGCGCCCTCTTCATAGCTGACTGCAGGCGCTTCGGATATATTGTGCGACCATACAGCGCCATGCGGTCATCAAACCTAAGCCTTGGCCTGTATGTTATATTGCGATCGATAAAGTTAAACATTTTCTGAATACTTCTTGATCCCTGTTTTCTCTTGTATATACCAGCTTTGCGACCAAAAGATTTAGGGGCAAAGTATACGTCTTTGCCACGCTTAGGTCTACCACGTTTAGCGCTATTAGCTGCCGGATCTTGCTGCACTTGCATTGCTGCCATAATCTTATTACGCTCACCAGGTGAGATAACTCCGGACTTTATGCGTGGAAAGTTGCTCGTTGGCGTCATATGCTTAAACACGCCAGCATATGGTAATCTGTATTGAAATGCTTTCTCTATCCCTGTCTGTGGTCTAGCTCCGCCATCCTCTTGCACTTCAAGGTAATGTTTACCGCGCTGCATGTCCTTCCTGCGAAGCATGACTGATGTATCACCTTTGCGTGCAGGTTTGTAAAAAAATGCATTACGAGTAAATGCTACAGGTCTACTAAATATCTTGTTCATGTCCTGCTTATTCTTGGCAATCATGGTTTTAGCAGTATTGTTAAGCGCCAATGAAATTGCAAATGGCATTTGCTTAGCTACCATGTTCGACATCTTAGCATTCACAATTGAAGCATTCGACTTGAATTTAAAATCCATCACCATTGTAAAGCCTCCACTCTATAAATTAACACGATGCATGAAAGAAAAAACCCCCACCTTTAAAAGGCAGGGGTAAGGTGGGCGATCTCGGGAGGATCACTCTGGGAGGAGGTATATGGAGCAGCATGTACCTCACACATTATTACAGCATCATATCGTATATGTAAAGAGTAATTACTCAATATATCTTTCCCTGCTGCAGCTCATACTTTCTCGCCAAGATTAAGCGCTTTTCTTCTTCAGTCCATTTAGGCAGATCAACCTTCAACACAGACCTGCGATTAGCAAATCCTTCAAGCTCATCAAGCGTTAAAATATTCTTCAATTTATCTTCCAAAGTCATGGACACTTCCCCTGCTTGGACATTTGGACAACCCTTAGGGTTTGTCCTGTCTGTCCAAAGTATGCTAATTTAGGACAAGTCTTGTCCAAACTGTGTCCTAACTTGTCCAAGCTTTTGCTAACGTATTCTTTTCAATAGTAAAATCTTGGACATCGATCATTGCCTTTATGTCCCGATCAACTGTTCTAGCTGACTTACCGGACTCAATTGCAACATTTGCTTTTAGCTTGCTTCTGGACACATATTCGTCACCCTCTTGCTCTACAAGTTTCTCATATTCTTGCTTAATAATGTCTTGCATATTGCCTTGTTTAGACTTCGGCATCTCTACTTTTTCAAGCACAATAGAGCTAAGCTCATCCATATCTTTTGTCATCAATGGCACATGCACTTTGAGGAATGCAATAGGATCTGGTTCTTGTGCATCTTTCATTTTGGTGAATGTGACGGTGGTTGTCGTCTCATTAAAGCGCTCAATCTTAAATTCGCAATCTAACGCACCAAGTAATGCTGAGGATCCTCTAGCGCGATCCTTTGTTGCTACTCCTGTATGATGAGCAAGCAACACTGTGCAGCCATGTTCATCTTTAATCTTGTCAATCTGTTTAATGAACTCACCCATATCTTTTGTGCTATTTTCGTCACCACCCATCGATCTCGCAACAGTATCAATGCAAACAATACTTGGCTTACCATATTGCGCGCTTAGCTCTTTTATTGTTTGGTGCATGAGTTCTACAGATGCAGCTTCATTCATAACTATAGCTTTATTTGATTTAAAAAACGGCACTTGCTTTAAATCTATGCTATGGCTGTTAGCCCAGGCCATGCATCTTCTAGCAAAGCCATTGTGTCCTTCACCTGCTATATAGAAGCAAGTTCCCTGTTCAACAGAATGACCATGATAATCAACGCCAGATGCAACTGATAAAACCATGTCTAATAATACAAATGTTTTACCGGCTGCAGGTGCGCCAAAGCCAGCAGCAAGTGCGTGCTTTTCTAATATATCCTCAATATGCCATTCAGGCTTTTTAAGCTCTAAATCACCAACGTGACTAAACAATGATTTAGGCTTAACAACATTATTGAGCCCTAATTTAACTGCATCTATGCCATCTTCAAGATGCACATCATTCCAGTCACGCTTTTCATACCCCTGAGGTATTGCATATTTAACACCTGAGCTAACAGCAGCGCTTAATCCAGGACCATCATTATCTGCAGCAACTATAAGTTCTATTTGTGGTGCAGCTGATTTAATTGCCTTAACAACGTGAGGCAGATTAGACGAGTTTAATGCAAATACAGTTGGTCTTCCTGTAGCTTCAGACACAGATGCTGCAGTTGCCCAACCTTCAGCAACATAGCATAATCCTTTAAGTGGCCCTTTTATAACACTAAAGGCTGCTTCAAGCTGCATACCTTCATTAAACTTCTTAAAGCCATTAGGTGCTATTGTTTGAGTTCCGACATTATCTCCATTAGCATTAGTGATGCGTATAACAATATTCTTGCCATCAATTACAGCGCCATTTAAAGCTACGCCTTTTCTATCATGGTAAAGTCTTTCTTCTTTACTGCTGAAGGGATTTACCTGATCCACGTAATGGCGCTCCTCTTTTTTATTATCAGGCCAAAGACCTTTTGCTTTAAGCTCATCTTGAATATCTTGAAAGCTACAGCCATGACGACAGTGAACCTTTACTTCTCCAAGATGTTCATTAATCCAAAATCTGTCATTGCCGCCACAAAGAGGGCATGGCCCTTTCCACTCCCTGCTGTGCTTCTTCATATTAAATGCATCAATGATACCCGAAGACCACTCATGCCAATGCACCTTTTCAAATGCTTTGCTCTGCTCCATTATATTTCCCTAATTTAATAATTTCCCGATGGTGTAATGGCTCCGCTATATATCACGGAGCCACTTGTTTTTTAAAACGGTATTTCGTCATCAAAATCAGCAGCTTTAGTATTTTGTTCTTGTGCTGCCTGAGTTGATGTTTTGCCAAAAGGATGCTCTACCTTTGGCGATGATGCTGTATCAATACCGCTATAACCTGGCACAGCAGAAAATGGATTAGCATCTTCAACTTCTTCTAGCCTTAATACTTGAACTGCTCTGAGCCTTAAAGACACACCCGCTTCGCGCATATTATATGGAACGCATGTAACTGCTATATTTACCATACTTCCAGTGGTGAGCATGAAGTCATCAGGTAAAAGTTTGCCCTGAGCATCCCATTGATTTGGCTTCTTAGTCAACTCACCATTATAATTACCTTTCAGCTTTGCCTTGCCTGTAAAGAAACCATCGCCATCATCTTTAAATGGATTTATTGGTGCTGATGGCCATGAGGGATCTGCCTTTGCCTTATATGCTTCGCACATCTTCTTCCAAAGCTCATGAGCTTGATCTTTGCTCAAACGAAATGAAATATCATAAGTGGCCAATGGATCTAGGGGATCACATGGCATAGATTTGCGCTCATTAGCGTCAAACTTATATGTGCGATTAATGCGAGGCCAACGTGCCTCAACGTTTTCGATGTTATGCTGCATGTATATTACTCCTTATCATCATGCTTCATCCACTCTGGTAAGTGGATTATGTTTATTTCTGGCCAATCAGTTAAATAAACTCCTTCCTTCTCTGCCTTGGCTATGCGCCTTAAAATGTTTATCATTTTATCATGCGCAAATTGTAAAACTTCCTCATCAACCATATGAAGACATGTTGCATATGGCGAAACCTTTTCAGTAGCTGCAAAGCAAAAATAAGCTACAGGCAAGCCAGCAAGCTGACAGCAATGCCTATAAAATGCAGCCTGAATATCGTATTTATATTTCCACAGCTGAGCCGGAAAATCACGATCACCTGGACCCGCATCAACGGTGCTTTTTAAGTCCAAGCAAACTTTCTTACTCTTTACATAGCAATCAGGTCTAGTTTTTAGCTGCAGCCCTGTCTCAGGGTCTTGCACAAAAATGCTTGCTTCAATCAAGGCATCATTTGCATAAATTAAATCAAAGAGCTTTTGATTACTTAGTGCAGCTTCAGACATTGCTTTTGCTTTATAATAATCAACAGATGTCAGGAGTAATTTGCCAGCAGCATCAGCTTCTTCTTTAGCTTCTTTCCATCTTTTGCCGAGTCTGTTTTCAGGTCCACATATAATGCTCTTCTTATGAGGTTCTAGGCAAAGCTCATGGAATGCAGTTCCTATATCAAACGCACTTGTTTCTTTACGCTCTGCTCCCTTCCAATGTGCAAGTGATTTAGCTGCAGCCTTCACATCAGAGGAGCTAATTGCAGGTCTATCCCTATATTCCTTATTCGTAATGTCTAGCTCAATCATGAGTTCATTATCTCCCTACATATATAGCAAAATCCTTCTAGTGATAGATCAACAAGAAAATGACCATCATCTTCTGATCCATATACTTTAGCTATTGCCTCAAAGCTCACAACTGCTCTTGGTTTATAATTGTTATATTTATAAATAACGCAAGGCAATTTATTTGTGAGAAGCGCAGCTTTTTCTGATTGCTTCCACCATTCATCTTTGCAACCACGACCAGAAGCATATGCTTTTGCCTCTATAGAAAACGGAAAATCCGTATTATCTGCTATTAAGTCGCCTTCGGCAGCGGTACGATATTGCTCCAAATTACGGGAAAACTTGCATCCAAGCTCTAACTCTAAGATCTTAGCAAGCTTTCTCTCCCAATCCGCTCCTTTTGCACGACTGTTAACCATATTATTCTTCCAAAACCTGTTTCAATGTTTCTTCCATATCCAAGAAGCTCGTCATCGCAACCATAGTGCTCATACGAAAATCTTTCTTAGTGCCTTTAGCTAAGGCATAAATTGTGGGGTACGATATACCAGTCTCCCTAGAAACTTCCTTTAAGTTCCTATTGTAGAGCCTTCGTTTTATCTCATCAAGTGAGTACAGTTCAATTTTCATCACATCTCCAATACTTCAACACCTAGTTTCTGAAGCAGCTCAAGACCATATGGGTCTCTATATTGCACCTTGTAAAAAACCCTTTTAATGCCAGCAGCTGCTATCATTTTGGCGCAACTAGGGCATGGCGATAAAGAGCTATACAGATCGCATCCTTCTGTTGCTAATCCATATCTTGCACAAAATATTATTGCATTTTCTTCTGCATGCAATACTTCTGATATTGTATTGCCATCGCAATCTTCACAGCAATTATCATATCCTGGTGGAGTTCCATTATAGCCTGTAGCGATTACTCTGCCATTTTTAGCTATAATTGCTCCAACCTTACTACGCTTGCAATATGACATATCAGCCCAAAGCTGAGCTGTTTTCATCAACGTAAAATCTTGACGTTTTCTCATGATGTATCCCCTAATAAATGAAAGTGACGAGGATATACGTGAAGTGAGCATGCATTCCAATAAATATCAGTTTGCTCTATTTCATAGAATTTACGCAATACTTGAATGCAACGGCTGTAAACAGATTTGTGCCAAGCAAGATCATTATTGAAACCATAAACGACGTCATTAGATCTCATGTTCACATGATATTCTAGCTTGCCCTTACGAATTAAAAGTTGCACTGTATTTGTGCACATGAAATCACTCATGCCATCTTTTCTTGCATCTTCATGCATTGTTGGCCTTGTATAAATCATCAAAGCCTGTCGGCTAAACTGATCCTTTACAAGCTGCACTATAGCTTTTGCAAATTGATTGTTATTTTCTTCGCTATAAATGCACCACCCATAATTGCTATTAATAAAACCCTTCTTGCTAGCTACCTGCTTCCATATTGCAGGAATATTAGGCTCCAGGCCTGATATGCTTAGATCCTGTGATTTATACCAAGCCAATTCACGATCAATATATTCAAGATTAGGAGTGCCAAATATTGCATCTTCATCCGCAATAAATGATGCTCCTGTAATCTCTATGGTGCCATTTTCGCAAAACTGCTTGTCCTGATACAGGCGGACAAAAGCCTTTCTAATGTCCGCCACGTTATTTCTGCAAAGATTACTCATCTTCACGGCTTTCGATATATTGCTCTAGCAAAGTTGCATAACCAGCAATATCATGCGCATTATCTGCATAATAAGGATCGCCAATGCACATGCGCGATATTTTGTGGAATATCATATGCAAGCATTCTTTATGAACATCGCTCAGCTTACCCTTAAAGGTATTAGATGTTACAACATCCATTAAAGCTTGCGTCATGATCGAGTTATCCTCAATGCTGCCGTATTTATTTCCACGTTGTTCAACCGTGCTTTGAATATTACTTTTCATCTTCTGCACGTCTCAATTCTGATAATGCAAAAGCAATAGCAATGGTTGCGCGCTCACACTGTTCTCGTGTAAGTTTTTCGCCCTTAGTTCTGCCAATGTCACGAAATACCGACTTAGGTGACGTGTTGCTTGTATCTTTACGGCCAAGCATGAAATCCAGGGTTTCTTGTATTCTCATTGTATCCACTCCACTAAGTCTGATAAATCTGCGGGTTTAAAATCATTACCTTTAACAAGATCGATCTTAAAAGATCCTCTCTTATTATTGGCGCCTAGGGTTTTTGTCATATTAGAATGCATCACACGTTTAAATGCATCTTCATATATTTCCGAAAAGCCCATACGTTCTGCAGTGCCTAATGCAAAGACAACTAGATCAACAAGTGCATCAAGTTCATCTTCTCTTGTTTGAGCTGATGTAAATTCGCTAAGCTCTTCTAGCATAGCTGCAATGCGGAACCTTCGCTCTGCATCAGTAAATTCTGGCAAGTCAGTGTGAGATATGCCGAACTGCTCATGCATTTTTCGTAACAGATAAATCATAGTTTACGCTCCTATTATATTGTTATGCAGATCTTCTAAATTCTGCTTTGATTTTGATGAGAACAAATAAAGAGGATTACCTCCTGCTGGTCCATATTCCTGCAGCAGAGTGCAGCTGCAATTATACTTATCAGCAAATTTCATCACATCTGATCTCGACACTTCATGACTGATGTCAAGTTCCTTATGGTACATGAGTTGCTCCTTTTGTAACCATATTTGACGATTACCAAATAAAATATCAAGTGCAAATGCTTTTTTTGTTTGCAATGCTTTTATATTTACGGTATAAAGTATGTATAAAGAGGAGATAAACAAAATGAATGATTTAGAAACACTTTTCGATTCTTGGCTTGAATTTCTTGAAAATGAAGGCCTGGATATAAACTTAGAAGCAAATGAGGCGGTGAAGCTTAACTTAACTGTTGAGCAGCGTGCATTTGTTAATGCTTGGATTTCAAAGTGGGATAATCTCTATAATGATGCTAAAGATGGTTGCTACACGTGGCCTGAGCTTCTTAAGATGAATGATGAATTTGTCGTTAATGAAGTTACTTATAAAATTTGCACAGATCCAAAAGTTTGCGCAAATACAACATCATTCGAAGCCGCTCGTAAAGTAGAGCAAAATAAAGATGCGCCAACAGGTTGGGTTTTAGAAGACGTTAAATTTAGTAATAGCATTTTAATATTCGTAAAAGGAGCATGTTATGAAACAAGTGCAAAAATTGCGTGATCTTATCCGCGACTTTGAAGATAATTTAGGCATTGTAGGCGATATTATAGGAGCTTTGTCATTATTTGGCATCTTCTTCATTTGTCTATTTTTTGCAGGAGTATTTCAATGACTGAAGAGCAATATGCTATTGCCTGGATGCAATTAGCAAAGGAAGAACGTAAAAGAGCCATGCAGAGAGATGGTAAATTGCAGTTCTTGAAGCAAAATATGTCAATGGATTATCTTGCAGGCGGCCGTGATATGAAGCCTGAAACCAGGCAAATAATCGAAATGGCAAAACAGGGAAAGGAGCGCGAAACTATATTTAAAGCAATGGCCTTCAAAGGCATGACTAAAAATTCTGTGCAAAGAGTATTGTCTAGGCACAAAGAGAAATGGTTTCGTGAGGCCAGCCGAAACTGACCCCATGAATATAAATCATATAAAAAAGGAAATCGAAATGGATAAAACCACTTCAACTGAATTTGTTATCACTCACATTACTGAAAGCGGAACTGCTTTTGGTGTCAGAACTGATAATGGTGAGAGCATACATATATCACCAAGATTATTAGAGCAAGCGAATGCTGACATAGATCACTTATGTGATGGCATTGTTGTTCCAAATACTGTTGAGCTTCAACGAGAGAGAACTCCATGGGTAGCAGTTTATGTGCGAAAAACGTCTCATGCAATTAACATTTTAGAGCCGCATGCATTAAAACAGGCTCACCAATTAAAAAACACAAGCAATAATGAACGAACATGGCAGAATATTAGCGATGAAGTTGTTGCATTTCTGCAAAGTGCAGAAATAACATATTGTGAGACTGGAGATATTAGCGAGGCAGTTAATATGGAAAGCCG